GTGCTTGTGGGGGTCGTCCCCGGCTTCATCGACATGTTCCGCCACCTCGGCGGCGAGATGGAGGACGCGAGCAGCAAGGCCGCGCAGCTGGCGAAGGACCTGGCGGAGGTTCGAAACGCCCGCCTCGAGGACATGCGCGCGATCGAAGAGCAGCGCGCGATCGAGACCGGAGAAGCGGACTCCGACGTCATCGAGGCCGAGATCTTCGGCGCCGACCGTACGGCCCGGGAGGCCTCCGCTCGCCGCCGGAGCCTCGGTCGCCTTGGGCGACAGGCGGGCACCGAGGGCGGCTTCATGGCCGCGCTCAACAACATGGGCGCGATCGGCGACCTGGCGGGCGAATTCTTCGGTCAGCTCACCTCGGGCGAGCTCACGGCGCAGCGTCAGGCCGGAGCGAGCGACGCGGACATTCTCCGCGGGGTGGCGGACGACGTCATCGCGGGAGCGCGCGGCGAGGAGCGGAGCGCGACCGCTCGAGCGGGTCGCCTGCGCAACCAGGCCCTTCCGACCGCGCTGGCCCGCGAAGAGCAGGAGCGCCTCGAGGAGCAGGTCGCCGCAGAGCGTGAGCGTCAGAGCGTGGCGTCTCGCGTGTTCGGTCGGGAAATCGAGGGCCTTGGTCTATCTGACCACCGCCGACAGGCCATCGAGCAGGCCGCGGCGTCCGGGAATCGCGACATCGAGCTGCCAGCGGCGGTCCGGGGACTCCCGAGCGGTGTCCAGGAGCAGGTGCGCGCTGCGGCCCAGCGACTGGCGGACGCGAACGCCGGCGTGCGCGAGGCCGAGGTGCAGGCCGACAGCGCTCCGCTGCGGGCTCTCGACCAGGCGCGGCGCGACCGGCGCGCCCAGGGCGAGCGACAGGGGTTCGTCACCATCGACTCGCGAGGCGGAGCAGGCGGGCCCACGAAGAGCGAGTTCCAGCTCGCCGAGACGGCGGTGCCCGGCGTCGAGCGTGGCGTCGCCGAGACCAACGAGCTCCTCCGTGAGCTTGTCCGTGAGCAGCGACGGACGGCGGAGAACGCCCGCCGCACCACCACCCGAATCGACGCCGGACCCGACCCGCTCGGAGACGCGGGATGACGTGGAGGGAGGAGATGAGGCCGGCGAGCTTCCGCGGCGTCGGCTTCTTCGTGGACTCGGCCGACACCCGGCAGGAGCTCTACGCGGACGAGCACACGTTCCCCGGCCGGGACCGGGCGGAGCAGTCGATCGCCGTCGATCGGAAGGGCCAGGGTCCGACCCGGTTCGTCATCAAGGCCTTCCTCGCCGGCGATGACTATCGGGACCGCCGGGACGCGCTGGAGGGCGCGCTTCGCGAGCCGACGTCCGGCCGCCTGGTACACCCCTGGCGCGGCGAGCGCACGGTCTCGATCGTGGGCGAGATCCTCACCCGCGAGTCGAAGAACGAGGGCGGCTTCTGCGCCATCACCTTCACCTGCGTCGACGTCTCCGAGACCGGCCTCACCTCCGACGCGGACTCCGAGGCCATCGCGGATCGGGACCTGGACGCGTTCATCGAGGAGACGGCCCTCGACTTCGACGAGGTCACCGAGGCGACCGACGTCCCGAACGCCTACCTCGAGCCCACGACCTCGGCGTGGGACGACGCGACCGCCGCCCTCGAGGAGGCTCACGGCAAGTTGACCCAGGCCCTCGGCGTCGTCGACGACTACACTGAGCGCGTCGACGACTTCGTGGACGCCCTGGAGGCGTTCGCCTCGGCCCCTGGCGCTGCAGCCCGCGCCTTCCTTGGCGCCATCCAGGCGGTGGCCGAGCTCCCCGGCGAGGTGGTCGGCGCCCTCGAGGACGGTGTCGCCGAGTTCCTCGGCGCCGGCGAGGCGATCCTCCGCGCCTTCGAGGACCTCACGACCTTCGGCGCCGACGCTGAGCCGCTGGTTGAGGTGACGACCAACGGTGTCGCCGCCGCACGGCTTCGCGGCGCGACGTTCCGACTCGTTCGCCAGGGCGCATGGGCCGCCGGCGCTCGAGCGCTCCTCGAGGTGCCCTTCGGTTCGCGCGACGAAGCCCTCACCGTCCTGGCCGAGAGCGACGACGTCGCCGAGGCGTTGCTCACCGACACCGATGGCCCTGGCGGGATCAGCGTCTCGGGCGCCGAGGTCTACGCCACGCTCACGGCGGCCCGGGTCTCACTCGTGCGTCACCTGCAGGCGGTCGCCGCCGAGCTCCCGGACATCGTGGCCTACGAGCCACCGGTGACGCTCCCGGCGCTCGTAGTAGCATTCGAGCTCTACGGCGACGCGACCCGGGCGGCCGAGGTGGTCGACCGCAACGATCCGCCTCACCCGGGCGAGATCCCGGCGGGCACCGCTCTCGAGGTGCTCCGTGACTAGCCAGCTCGAGGTGAAGGTCGATGGCCGCACGCTCCGCGGCTTCGAGAGCGGGGAGGTCACCGCCTCGATGGACCAGTTCGCATCGACGTTCTCGATCGACTACTGGGCGGACGAGGTCGAGGGCGGAGGTCGCCTCATCCTCGAGGCAGGGGACCCGATCGAGGTCGCGGTCGACGGCGAGCCCATCTTCGCCGGGCACATCGACACCGACGAGACCGACGACGAGCCGGGTCGAACGAAGCGGAAGATCACCGGTCGCAGCAAGCTCGGCGACCTGGTGGACTGCTCGGCATTCTCGGAGACGCCTGTTTTCCGGGGCATCTCGCTCATCGACCTCGCCACCGAGCTGACCCAGGACTACGGGATCGCCATCTTCGACGAGACCGAGGGGGTCGAACCCTTCGACCGGTGGAAGATCACCGAGGGCACGACGATCGCGATCGAGCTACAGCGGGCGGCGAAGGCCCGGGGCGTAGTGCTCCTCGACCAGGCTGGCGACCTGGTCCTCGCCAACGCCGGCGACATGGAGACCGACACCCGTCTGCCCGGGTCGATCGCGCGTTCGTCCAAGCGGGCGCGCTCGTGGAAGGAGCGCTTCTCGGAGTACGTGGTGAAGAGCAAGCACCGGCGACGCGACGAGGACTCCGGCTCGCCGACAACGATCCGCGAGGTCATCGAAGACGAGGGCGTGAGCCGCTTCCGGCGGATGGTCGTCGCCGCCAACGGCGAGCGACAGTCCGCGGTTCGCCGGCGCGCGATCCTCGAGCGGAACCTGCGGGCCGGCCGCTCCGAGCGCATCACCTACACGGTCCGCGGCTGGCACACGGACGAGGGCGCGATCTGGCGGCCGAACACCCGTGTCGCCGTGAAGGACCAGGAGCTCGGGATCGGCGCTGTGCTCCTCGTGGTTCGCACGACGCTGAAGCACGGGCCCTCCGAGCATCGCACCGAGCTCGAACTCACCCGCCCCGAGGCCTTCGACGCCGTCGTCGACTACCCCGTGCGCCGGCGGGGAGAGGGGATCGAGGACTGATGGTCTACGCCAAGATCCGAGGGATGATTCTCGACGGCCTGCTGAAGCTGGCCAAGACCACGACCAAGGCCATCGAGATCCAGGCCCAGGTCGACGACGACTACGTGGACGACGGGATCCCGCTGCTCCAGATGCAGGGCGTCCGCTTCAAGCCGCCGGCCGACGCCGAGCTCGTGATGGTCTGCATCAACGGCGACCCCGCGAGGCCGGTGGGGATCATGGCCGTTCACCGCGACACCTGCCCGACCGACGACCTCGAGGACGGCGAGGGTGGGCTCTACTACGGCGGCGCGTTCCGGGTGTTCGTGAACGAGTCCGGAGAGGTTCACCTGGGCGAGAAGGTGGCCGACGATTTCGTGGCCCTGGCCCAGAAGGTCCACGACGAACTCAACGCCGTGAAGAGCGCCTTCGACTCGCACATCCACACCACCACAGCCACGGTCGGCACCGGGTCGGCCGGCGTCATTTCGCCGCCCAATAGCCCCATGCCCTCGCCGAGCTCGGTCGCTGCCACGAAGGTGAGGGCCACCTGATGCTCTCCCTCCGCTATGACCCGACGCTCCGGGAGTGCGATCTCGTCTGGGACGGCGAGCGCCTCGAGGAGGAGGACCCGCTCCTCACGGCGATCCTCGTCTCGCTCTTCACCGACCAGCGCGTCACCGGCGGCGAGGTGCCCGCCGGCGTGGGTCTCGGCGGCTGGTGGGGCGAGGCGTTCCCCGAGGACCCGGCCGACAGCGAGGGCTCCCGCATCTGGGCGGTGCGCGCCCGGGGTCGAGCGGACAGCGCGACATGCCGCGAGATCGAGGGCGCTGCGCGCGAGTGCCTCGCCTGGCTCCTCGAGGACACGGTCTGCACCTCGGTCACTGCGGCCGCCGCGGTGATCCGGAGCGGGACCATCGGCCTCACGGTCCGCGCGATCGCGGCGGATGACCAGCGCGAGGTCGTCTTCACCACGGAGCTCGGCTGACATGTTCGATCGAGACACTATCCGCACGATCGTCACCCGGGTCCGCGGCGACCTCGAGACCGCCTTCGGGCAGTACCCGATCCCCCTGACCCTCGAGGAGCGCATCGCGAAGCTGGTCGGCGGCCTCGCTCACGGGCTGTATGGCCACCTGCAATTCCAGGTGGCTCAGATCCTGCTCGACCGGTGCGAGGACGACGTGGCTGTCCGCTGGGCCCGGGTGCTGGGGCTCACCCCGCGAGCCGGGTCGAAGTCCACGGGCAACGCCGAATTCGCGGCGCCGTCCAACGACACGATCCCCGCCGGCGCGATCGCCAAGGTCGGCGCCGTCGAGTTCGTGGTGGTCTCCTCGAGCTCCACGGGCGGCACCTGCACCGCGGTCCTCGAGGCGGCGGAGACCGGCGGAGCGGGCAACCTCGACGCCGGCGAGACCATCCGACTACAGAGCCCGGTCGCCGGCGTCGACTCTGAGGGCGTGCTCGCGTCCGGAGGGGCCGCGAGTGGCACCGAGCCCGAGAGTATCGACCAGCTCCGGGATCGCTTGCTCTACCGCTACGCCCACCCGCCTCGAGGCGGCGCCGGCGGCGACTTCGTCGCATGGGCTCTCGAGGTGCCCGGCGTCCTTCGCGCGTGGGAGTACCCCGGCCGCACGGACCCGCGGACCGTCGACCTGCTCTTCGTCGACGAGAACGAGACCGATCCGCTGCTGGTGACGATCCCGAGCGGCGGACGCGTCGCGACCGTTCAGGCCTACCTCGACTCCAAAGCACCGTCGACCATGACCGTCGACGTCATCGCCCCCACCGCCCAGGCCGTGGCGTTCCAGGTGGAGATCCTCGAGCAGAGCACCGTCGACCCCGACTCGAAGATCGAGGAACAGCTGAAGCTGTTCATGCGCGACGGGATGGAGCCCGGGGTCACCATGGCCCTCTCGCGGATCAGCGCCGCCATCTCGGAAGCGGAGGGCGAAGAGGATCACGACCTGGCGGTGCCCTCGTCCGCCGTCTCGCCCGCCTCCAACAACCACCTGCTCACCTTCGACTCGGTCGCCTTCATCTGATGTTCCGCCGCCCCAGCCTCACCAGCCTGATCGCTCGCGCCCGGGCCGAGCTCGGCCCGCAACCCCTTCGCCGGAGCGTCGAAGCCGTGCTCGCGCGCGTGCTGCCGGGCGCTGCCCACGGCCTCCACGGCCACGTGGACTGGTTCGGCCGCCAGGTGGTGCCCGATCGGGTGGTCGGGCTGCAGCTCCAGCGCTGGGCGCGGATGTACCAGAAGGAGCGGATCGAAGCGTCGAAGGCAAGCGGACTGGCCCTCTTCCTGGTGGACGAGGGCACCGTGGCCGACCCCGCGATCACCCTCGGCACCCGCGGCCGCGACGATCGCGGATACACCTACGTCGTCACCGAGTATCAGCCCGTCGACTACGGCCCCGGGTTCCGGACCGTGATCATGGAAGCCGAGGAGACCGGAGACGCTCAGAACCTCGAGCAGGAGGAGCCGATCCACCTGCTCACGGTGCCCACCGGAGTCACCTCGCCCGGGGCAGCCTACGGCGATCTCTTCACGGCAATCCCCCCCTTCCAGTGGACCGGCGGGGCACACCGCGAGAAGGACCGCGAGCTCCGGGCCCGCCTCATCGAGCGCATGAGCCAGGACCCGATCGGCGGCGCCCCCGGCGACTACGTGACCCTCGCTCTCCGGGGTGGGGCCCTGCTGGCGTGGGAGCGTCCCGAGGAGTCCGGCGACGGCACCGTCGATGTCTACGTCGGTGACATCACCGGTCCCGTCGCAGGGGTGGACCCCGGCGGCTCCATCGCGGGCGTGATCACCTCCCAGGTCGCTCCGATCCAGGAGTACCTCGACGAACATGCGCCGATCACCGTGGACGTCACCGTGTCTTCGATTGCCACGGCAACCCGGAGCCTCACGGTCGCCATCAGCCCGGACACCGTCGCCATCCGCGAGCAGGTCGAGCTCGAGCTCCGGGCGATGTTCGTTCGCGAGGCGATCGCCCAGGGGCCCGGCAACGAGATCCCGGTCTCCCGGATCCAGGAGGCGATCAGCCTCGCCGAGGGCCTCGACAGCCACGTCCTGACGATCCCGAGCGCGGCATGGACCGCGGCCGCCGGCACCGTCCTGGCCGATGCGACGATCACCTGGCTGTGATTCGCGTGGAGTAGCTGACTCCACGCGACGCCGGGGAGGCTCCGGACATGAAGCCCAGCCACGTGGCGCGTAGCTGTGGCGCCACGGTGGGCGCGACGGTTGCACCGATGGAGCCCGCTCAGACCCTACCCGGTTGGGACTCGCGGGGTCGCAAGGTCTGACCGTGGCGGCCCTCGACCAGCTCAACGCGCTTCTGCCGCGCGGCGTGGCCTGGACCCGCCGCGCGGGCTCGCAGCTACAGACGCTCCTGGGCGCCGTCGCTGCGGAGCTCGACCGCGTCCAGGCCCGCGTCCAGGACGCCCTGCTCGAGGCGATCCCGAGCTCGGCCACCGAGATGCTCACCGAGCTCGTGGAGTTGGCGGGCCTGACAGGTCTCGGGACGCTGGACCCGGACGGCCCCGCGGGTCCGCTCGAGGTGGCCCGACGGGCGCTGCACGTCCACTGGACCAGCACTGCGCTCTCCCGGGCGAGGCTCCGCGAGCTCTTCGCCATCCACAGCACCGACAGCGCCCCGGTCGAGCTCGTGAGCGTCGAAGTGACCGACGTCGACGAGGCCACGATCACCTACGGCGGCAGCACGAACGCCGAGGTCGAGGCCGCGGCGGAGCGGGAGAAGCACGCCACCGGGACCCTGGTCTGGGGAACGCTCGATTTCGTCGTCCTCGAGGAGGACGGCACCACCCTCGTCCTCGAAGAAGAGGGCGTCCACCACGTGGTGGAGGAGGCCTGAATGGGAACCAAGGTCAGCGACCGCAGCACCGCCTTGACCAAGGCGACCCTCCTCGACACCGACCTGGTGGCCGTCTACCGGGAGGACACGCTCTCCGCGAAGATGACCGTGGCCGAGCTCCGGAAGGCGATGGCCCGGCCCGGGGTCACCGAAGACGGGGCCGCCACTCGGACGCTCACCGAGGCCGACGACGGCGCGATCCTCCTGTTCACCAAGAGCGACGGTGCCATCGCGGTCACCATGGCGGACGGGCTGCCCCTCGGCTTCTCGTGCGCGATCATGCGAGCGCACGGCGCATCCGCTCTCACGATCAACGGCGACGGAACCGTCCTCCTCGAGGACGAGGGCAACGCGCCGGCCACGGGGAACACCTACGCGGTGAACACCCGCGGCACCGCGACGGTGGCGGTTCACTCGAAGGGCTCCCCCGACACCGCCCGGGTCTTCGGCGGCATCAGCTGATGTCGCGCGCGCTCCAGATGGGCGTGGTCGCGAGCCAGGGCGGGGGCGGCGGAGGCACAGCGCCGACCATCACCTCGCCGCCCACGATCAGCGGCCCCAACGAAGTCGGCGGCACTCTCACTGTGACGCCCGGGGCGGTCACCGGCTCGCCGGCGCCGACGAACGCCTTCCAGTGGCGGCGCGGCGGAGTGGACATCGGCGGAGCGACGGGCCTGACCTACGACCCCGTGATGGCGGACGAGAACACCGCCATCGACGTCGTGCAGACCGCGACGAACGCGAGCGGATCGGACTCGGCCGACTCCGCAGATACCGCAGCGATCATCGCGCCGCCGGAGGAGATCTTCTCGGGGCAGCTCGAAGGCCTCTGGCGTGGAGGCGAGTGGACGACGACGGGGTCCAACATCGATCAGATGGACGACCTGAGCGGCAACGGCCGTCACATGGTCCAGACAGGGGTCAACCGTCCGACGACCACCACCGTGGGTGGGCACGACGCCGCACGCTTCGATCCCAGCAGCAACCCTCAGTACCTGGCCACAGCCGGCACGCATGCCCAGGGATCGGCCCCGCACGCGCTCGGCGCCGTGTACCGCAACGAGTCTGCGGTAGCGGCAGGCATGACGCTGGTGGCGGAGGGCACCACTCACGAGCTCAGGCAGGCAAGCTCGAGGCGGCCGCAGTTTCGCAACGGCTCCACGAGCATCGACGGGGCTACGTCGATCACGAGCCTCGCCGCGGTTCTCTGCGTCGATGACGGAGTGGGCGCGACCATCTACGTCGACAACGTCAGCGACGGCTCCAACGGCGCCGCGACGGACGGCGCAATCACGAGCGTGTGGAGCCTCGGCGCTCGCCCAGACAGCACCTTCGCGAACGACATGACGTTCGTCGAGGGGTTCGTCCTCAGCGGCGCGATCACCAGCACCCAGCGCGCCCAATACCAGCGTTGGGCCGCGGCCAGTTACGGGCTCTGAGGAGCCGAGGAGAAGACCATGGCAGACACACTCAACGACCGGCACACGGTGGGCGCCAACGCCACCTTTCAGGGGCGTGTCGACGTCTACCTTCGCGGCGTTGCCTACGACGTCCTTTCACAGGCGCTGACCGGCTCCGAGACCGCCCGCGACCTGCAGCGGCGCGCGGTGCTCAAGCGCATCCTTCAGAACGCCCGGGTGGAAGCTGTGGCGCCCATCGCCCGCGTCCTCGCGGCGAAGCTCCCCGGCGGTCAGATCGAGCCCGGCCAGACCTCCACGGTCCCGAGCGACGCGGTGATCGAGCAGTACGCGGAGACCGCGCTCGACTACGTCTTCGACCTCCTCTCCTTCGACGACTCGACCCCGGCCTGACGTGACCGACCGGCCCCGCATCCGAACCCCGACCTACGCCGAAGGGTTCGCCGAGGAGACGCCCGCGGAGTCGGTGCGCGCTGGCGACGACCTCGAGCGGCTTGCCGCCGAGCTCGAGGGGGAGGACACGCGTCCGGGCCGTGAGGACGCCCAGGAGCGTCGGGAGAAGCGACGCAGGGAGCTCCGCGACAGCGTGCGCGAGATGGTTGCCGTGAAGAGCCCGGCGCCGCACGAGTCCTACGGCGAGCTCCGGGCGCGGATGCTGGAGCTGCAGGCCGAGCGAGCGCGAGACGCGCAGCGGCTTGCCGAGATCGAGCGGGAGCGCGACGCGGCGATCATTCGGGCCGAGGACGCAGAGGGGAAGCTCCGGGCCCTGAGAGGAGTCCAGCGATGACCGAGATCCCGCCGCCGCCCTCCACCGGCGCCCATCCGGCTCAGCCGCCGCCGGAGTCCCCGTGGGCCAGCAGTCTCCGGAGCCTTCTGGTAACCGTGATCGCAGCCCTCGCGATTTCGGGCATCGGAGCCGCCGTCACATGGGGCGTGCTCCAGACCCGGGTCGACGTCATCGAGGCCGACGTCGAACGCCTGCGGGAGCAGGCCACGGCCGCTCGGGCGCAGACCAACGCCGACGTCACGCAGCTCCAGGTCCAGCAGGCCGTCTCGGCGAGAGACGACCAGGCCATGAAGGACCTCTGGGTCGAGATCAACCGCCGCCTCGGGCGCATCGAGGACCGACTCGACGAGTCGCATCGAAGGAGAAGCAGATGAAGAAGACCGGCATCGAAGAGACGCTACGGGCCTGGAAGTGGCCCATCACCCTGATCATCATCACCGCCGCGCTCCTGTGGACGGTCGTCGTCGGATTCGGCGAGCAACTGGGGATCCACGAGGACGCCCGCCAGGCCGCAACCGGCGCCGCCGGCTTTCTCTCCCTCACCGTCTTTGCCCCGATCCTGCGCTGGCTCTTCCGAGACACGGACGGCGACGGAACCCCCGACATGTTCCAGAAGGGGAAGGGGCTGCTGGTGCTCCTCCTCGTGATGGCATTCGCAGCGCCGAGCTCGGCCTGCACCACGACTGCGCTCGCGAGACACACCTCGGCCAACGGTGGCGCTCGAGTACTTCATCAGGGAGGCGTTCAGCAGGTCTCCGAGACGATCCGCACCGACCTGGTCGAGGCCTGCACGAGCTCGCCCGACCGCGAGACCTGCGTCCGGGAGCGAGCTCTTCGGTGGGAGCGCACCGAAACAGCGGTCAACGTGGTGGCGGAAGCGATCGACGCCTGGAGCCTCGCGCTCTACGCGTGGGCCGCAAAGGTCGTCCGGGAGGAGGCAGATCCGGACGAGCCGCCGCCGGGCGTGTGCGAGCTCAGCGAGCGCGCGATCCAGCAGGTCCTCGCCATCGCTCGCGACCACGAGCTCGTCGCCATCGACGAGGTGACCGTCGAGCTGGGCTGCAAGCCCGGCGAAGGCCTATGTGAGTCCCGCAAGCTGAAGGTGGTGCTCCGATGAGCTCGGCCACCGAGAAGGTCCGCGACGCCCTCAGCATCGCCGAGGTCGCGCTCAACGTCGTGCCCGACGTGCCGGGCACCACCATCGACAACAAGGCGGTCGCGATCGCCGGCACGCTCGTCCGCGCCATCCGCGCGCTCCTGCAGCGCGGCGAGTCCCCGGAGGCGATCCTGAAGATGCTCACCGCGCGGCTCGACGATCCCGCGGAGCGGCTCGACCTCGAGGCGATCATCGACCAGGCGCTCGCCGAGATGGCGGCCGCCGAGGGCTGATGGCCCTCCCGCCCACCTGGCTCGCTCAGCTCGGCGAATCGGCCTACCGGTTCGTCGAGGTCCTCCTCGAGATGCTTCTCGCGCCGCTGATGCTCCTCGCCCAGCTCCTCGAGGTGCTGGTGTGACCGAGCGCAAGGAACGCTACCCGCCGGCCGTCATCATCCCGCCAGCGCGACCCTCGGACCCACGCCGGATCCCCACCGAGGTATTCGACCTTCGGCCCCGCTTCGACGCCATGGTCCCAGATCTGCGGAGGCGGAAGAAGATCCGGACCAACTGGCGTCGACGCCCGGTCATGCGAAAGCCCGCCGACGTCCGCTACCTGCTCGGTCACCAGATGGCCGTCACGTTCGGCGTCGAGGGCGAGCGCTTCGCCGAGCGCGCCGCAAAGACCGCCTACCACGTGGCCGTCAGCGACGACGGCGGCGAGGTCGCGCTGGTGAAGCCGTTCCTCGTCTACGCCAACCACGGGGGCTACGCGAACGGGCCCAGCGTCGGCATGGGCATCGAGGGCACCTGGCCCGGCGAGGAGCGCCGCCGCGGCCGGAAGCACACCCAGCTTACCCCTGGGCTCGACCGTGGCATCCGCGTCGCCATGGAGCGCGTCCTGGCGGAGATCGACCTCGAGGCCTTCGCCGTCCACCGGCAGAGCTCGGCCGACCGGGCCGGCGACCCCGGCGAGCAGCTCTTCCCGTGCATGGCCGACCACGCTCGAGCGCTGGGCTTGCGGGTCGACCTCACAACGACCTGGCACGACGGCCGGCCGATCCCGGCGATTTGGGGAGGTCCCACCGGCGTGCCATACTGACGGCACGGGTGGCCCGCCGTGCACTGCGCGCCCGTCGACACTTGGGGACACGCACGGCCCGCCGATCAAGGTCCGATACAGCGCGAGCCGGAAACCGGATCGGCTGGGTGTCAGCCCGGGTGCCAATCTTCGCCCCGCTCTCCACTACTCGGAGGGCGGGGCTTTCTACTTCAGGCGGACGTGGGTCGGGACGAGGGCGCCATCGACGACGTCCCAGAACACCGCCAGCACCACGTAACCGACCCCATCGACGCTGACGTTGTCACCTTTGCGCGGCACTCCGACCGCCCCAACGTCGGCGGTTGCGATGGTAGGGCACTCGCCCCGGCGCTGATGCTGTAGCTTGACCTTCATCTCTGTCCTTCTAGCAACCGGCTGCGACGACCGCCGAAGAGGCGCCCATGGTCATCGTCTGCACCGACTCCGCCGTCTGGGTACGGCACCCCTCCGGCCTCACGCTCAGCGTCCACGGCCCGCGGGCCTGGCTCGATTGGTGGGGCTGGTCAGTCCCGGTCCTCGTCGGGCTGGCGTAGCGACCGCAAGGGCACGAAGCGCATGAGCCCGTGGACCTCGCCCTCCATCACCACCCCGTCGGGGCGCGTCCCACGAAACCGCAGCACGTCGAAGGGGTAGATCTCGATGTGTCCGAGCAGCTCGTCCACGCGCCGGACCTCGATCTCGGGAGGGTCGCGGCGGAAGAGGTGGTGCGAGTCGACCTCGCGGAGGACGATGCCGTAGAGGTCGCCCAGGTGCTCGGCGAGCATCGCGCGGGCGTGCTCCATCGTTCCGCCGGGTCGGCCCCATGGCGGTGACCACTCGACGTCGCGGAGCTCGAGGAGCTCCAACGGGTCCCACTGCTCGGTGTGTCGGGCAGCTCCATCCATCAGCGAATCACCAGCAGCTCGCCGCGCGGATGGAAGCGTGTCTCACGCAGCCCGTTCCATCGGACGACCCAGCCATGTCCGGACCTCTCGACGACCGTGCCTTCACGGCCGGCCATCCGTTCATCGCACTCGCCCAGCGGCTTCACGTAGTGGACCCGGTCGCCGGGTCGGGGGTCGGTCGGCTCACCCATCGGACCCATCCTCTCGCGCCGCGGAGCCGCTGTCGACCAGGCGGTGCATCCGTTCAATGTGCTTGACGACGCGCGCCCGCCGAGCCTTCGCGTGATCGGCCGCCTGCTCTAGTCCGGCGAGCTCGGCGAGCTGGACTTCAATCAGGTCGGCGATGAGCGACAGTTCGCCGGCCATGCGCAGCTCGTTTTCGTGCTCCGCTTCCCATTGATTGCGGTCGGCAGCATTGTCCGGGGGCGGGAGTACCCGTGCAAGGAGCGCGTGTGCACGGCTGCGAAGCCATCGGGGCTTGTCGGCCCAGTGGTACGCGTAGTCAGCGGCATGAGCGCGCAGGTCCGGAGGCCACTTCTCGCTCATCCCAGCTCCGCCTTCGCCCGCTCGAGCGCGTCGTTCAGCTCAGACTCACACAGGGTGCCATCGGGGCGCAGGTGCGGCTCGCTGACCATGGTGGTCGAGACGGCCCCGGTGTGGACCGCCTTCGGGCCCGGCATGCTGTACCATGTGAAGAGCACCAGGCGGGCGCACCGTCGGCAGGGCAGCCGCATCCTCGGGCGGTCGAGCGGGGTCCGGGGCTGCCCGTCGGGCCAGTGGAGAGGGTAGCGCTCAGCTGCGGGCATTGGTGTCCTCCTCGGCCCCATGGGCCATCTCGTCTCGCAGGTCCGCGAGCAGGTGCTCGGCGACCTTCAGCGCATCGAGCGCTGCCGTCAGGGCATGGGGGCTCCGCTCGATGCAGAGGGCGCGAACCGCGTCCACGTCTGCCAGGAACCTGCCAGTTTCCTCCCGGAATCGTTGGGGAAAGTGCCCTAATCGATTTTGAATTTGATCGGCAAGCGTTCCAGAAACCGCCCTGATTCCGCTTGGTTCCGAAGGGCCCTGGCAGACGCCTGGCAGAACGACCGTTCGGCGGAGGGCCTCGTCGCTCATCTTCGCGTAGCATTTCGCGGTCACGTTCGGGGTCTCGTGGCCGAGCCAAGTCTGCACCTCTTCCATGCTCAGGGGTCGCGCGATCCAGCCCCGATCGACCCAGCCGCCCGAGAGCAGGATGGAGCCCACGGAGCCCCGGAGGCACCCGGGCGTGAGCCCGCGGAGCCCCATCGCCCGCTTCACCGTCGGCATGCCGCAGCGCCAGCCTCGGGAGCGCTTGCCCCCTCCCCGTTGCTTCGGGAAGACCAGCCCGACCCGCCGCTCGTCGCCGCGCCACGCGTGCAGAGCCTCGACGGCCGGCGGCAGTAGCAGGACCAAGCGCTCGCCGGCGCGGCTCTTCGAGCGCTTCAGTCGAATCTCGCGCGCCTCGAGATCGACTTCCGCCCAGGTGAGGTGGCGGAGCTCGGCGATGCGCATCCCGGTGACGGCGAGCACGGCGATGGCGGTCGCTTCGTCGGGCCGGAGGACGTCACGGGCCGTGGTGATCACGGTGTCGATCTGCGCGGCCGTGAGCTTGAGCTTCCCCTTCCCCGGCTTCTTCCCCTTGCCCGACTTCGTTCGGACCTCGGCGCAGGGGTTGTAGCTGACGAGGCCCTCGTCGCAGGCGCCGTCGAAGACCTTGCGGAGGATCGAGAGGTAGCAGCCGAGCGAGGTGCTGACGTAGCGCTCACCGTCCTCGGTCCGGAGGGACGCGAGCCAGCGACGGACGTCGAGCGGCTCGACCTCGAGCATGCCGAGCGCGCCCATGTCGGTGCCGGTGACCAGCCGCCGCCAGGTGACGAGGTCCTGGTGGCCGCTGACCAGGTCCTCCTCGTCGCGACGCTTCCGGAGCCAGTCGTCGCCCCACTCCTCGAGCACGGGGCCCCGCGTCGCGAGCTCCTCGAGCTTCACCGCCAAGCCTGCCGCGGCGTCCTCTTCGGTGTCGTAGCTGCCGATCATCCCTCGGCCGAGGGCATTGGGCAGGCGCGCGATCCAGCGCTCCCCCTCCTGGTACACGCTGCCGCTGTTCTTCGGTCTCATCGTCGCCTTCTCTTTCGGTCCCGCTTCGCTCTCGCTGCCGCCAGGGCATCCGGCCTCACGCCCGCCGCGGCGCGCCTCGCGGCCTCTGCGATCCCGTCTTCGCCCTGCTCCAGGTCCCGGATCACCCGCTCGGTCTCGACGGCCGAGAGTACTCGACGCAGCCGCTGGCGCAGCCGGTCGACCGAGATGAAGCCGGGCGGAGCGGTCACGCTCCCACGCGCTCCTCGACCCACACCGGCATGGACGCCGGCGCCAGGCTCATCTCGCCGAGCTCGGCCTCGACCAGGGCGACGAGCATCCGCTCCGCGATCGCCGTCGCGGTCTGCACCGGCACCGCGTTCCCGATCCGCTCCCGCCAGCGGGACACCGCGGAGCCGGCGAGCTCGAGGGGCTTGCCCCCTACCCTCGTCGGCAGCCCTTGGAGCGCAGCGAGCTCGAGCGTGGTCAGCGGCCGGTGCCAGGTCCCATCGCGCGCGAGGATGACCGGCGCGACGTCGGGCGCCTTCTTCGGCTCACGGATGTCGGTGACGATCTCCCCGGTCTCCGGGTGGAGCACCGTCCACGGTCCGCCCTCAAGGGTGCGGAGGGCCTCGTCGACCGGGAGCACGCCACCGCCGGGGACGCGAGGGTCCGCCACCTGGTAGGCGCCGCAGCCCGGCGAGGTCTTGCCGGCGACGGTGAAGCTCGGCTCGTCCCACCGGAGGATCCGGAAGGCGTGGTCGAAGGCGCCGCGGTAGCGCGGATCCGCCACCGCGAAGGTGCCGGTCATCGGCCCGGCCCGGCCCGTGATCGTGCCGCTGGCTTCGTCCCACCGACGGACGCCGAGGATGCCTCGGTGCCACTGGGCGGGGCGCGGGTCGGCGACGGCGTAGGGTCCGCTGTCGATCCGCGCGGCGCCGATCACCGTCTTCGATGGCTCGGCCCAGTCGCCGACGCCGTAGGTCCCGGCGCGTGGCGCGCAGTGGACTCGCGGGTCGGCCACGGCCGTCACTCCGTTGGAGCCGGAGCCCGCGATCGTCCCAGTGGGCTCGTTCCAGTCCGCGATCTCGTGCCGCTTGTGGACCTCGCGCCGGGCCTGGCCCTCCTTGAGCACGCCGGGCAGGTCGCGCCAGTCGCCGCCGGCGGGGATGAGGCCGAGCCGTACCCAGTTCAGCCAGCTGATCTTCGGGAGCTGGTGCAGCGGACCGGCGGCCGGGTCCTCGGGCATGGGCAGCTGACCCAGGACTTCGCCGCACGCTCGGACCCGACGGACCCGCGGCTGGTAGAGCAGCGGTGGGCAGCGGCGCGGGTGGCGAGCCACGAGCAGGAACCGACGGCGATGCTGGGCCAGCCCGCCGAGCTCGCCGCAGTCGTGGGTCGAAGAGGTGAAGACGTAGCCGGCCTTCGCCAGTCGCCGGCGCACCTTTCGGAGGAACGCTTCGCCGCGGGACGCGATGCGCGGGACGTTCTCGATGAGCACCAGCCGCGGCGGCTCGTCGCCCCACGCCTCGAGCATCACGTCGATCCAGTCGAGCACGAGCCGGTTCATGCGCTTGTAGCGCTCGTGCTTCGCCGCCTGCTTCGACAGCAGCCCGGAGAACCCCTTGCACGGCGGTGACGAGAAGACGACGTCGGGCGCGGCGGGCCCGGCGAAGCGCACGAGCTCCTCGGCGGTCAGCTCCGCGATGTCGGCACAGAGGGCGCGTGAGCCCGTGAGCATCTCGAAGTCCGCGCAGGCCTCTTCGTCGAAGTCGATGCCCCCGAGGCTGCGAAAAGTGCAGCGCCGATTCAGCATGTCGACCTGAGCGTCGAGGAACCCTCGCGCGCCGGGTCCCGACCCGCAGAACGGAAAGAATGCGGTGAAGGTCGCGGGGCGCGGGGCGGTGCCATGGTCGGCGGTCACGGCGTCACCCGCTCGAAGCTCACGGCCCACGTCCACGGGTTGTCAGCCCACGAGCACCCCGGCCGGCGGCCGTTGATGCTGTCCCAGAGGTGGGCGAAGTGGGCCCGCGGGCACGGAGCCGAGCTGCGGCCCGGCCAGGCGTAGATGGTGCCGCCCTCGTCAACCGGCTCTGGGTCGTGCCCCGTCACCCCCTCCGCCCTCGCGTCCTCCTCGCTGATGTCCTGCACCCGCTCGACGCGGACGTCGGTGACGCGGAGGGTCAGGCGGGAGGACTCCCGATAGCCGCCGTAGGCCAGACACTTGCCGACCACCGGCGTGCCCTTCAGTCGCTCCGGGTACGGAAGCCAGCCCGACTCGGCGCCGTCCGCTTCGTAGCGCACGCGGATGCCCATCCCGTCTGGCCCCGGGACCCACGTCTCGATCACCCGCTGTCGCTCCCTGCACCACAGCAGATCCCCGGGCTGGCCGTGGAGGCAGCCCTGGACGAGCCCGGCGATCGCGCCGCGAAGCATGGAGCCATCCCCCGCCCCGCCTGCTCGGTGGTACTCGTCTCGCTCTGTCGCCTGCTTCAGGTCCCGCGCGACCCATCGGTTGCGGGGCTTGATCACGCGCCTCGTTGCCGTCTTGCGTCCCGCCAGAATCTGACGAACCGACCAGGCACCCATGATGATCCCGCGTTCAGACATGGGCCCACCTCTTGCCGGTTGAGATCGCGCTCACCAGCGACTGGCTGACGCCGTGCCGCTTGGCGATCGACGCCTGTGTGCACCCCTTCGCCAGCGCCGCGCGAATGGACGCAACGCCCGCGATGGTCAGCTTCGATGCCGGGTTGTCTTCGCCGTGAAGCACCGGCGGCTCTGGCGCGCGTGCCCGCCCCTTCATCACGGCATCGCGCACGTTGTCGGCGTGCGTGCCGTTGGAGAGGTGCGACGGGTTCAGGCAGAGCGGGTTGTCGCAGGAGTGCAGAACCTCGTCGAGCGACCGCTCGTCTACCCCTAGGTGGATGGCTAGTGCCAGCCTGTGAACCCGCCGCGTCTTGCCGCCCACGGTCATCGACCCGTACCCGGCGCTCGTCGTGCGCCCCCAAATCCAGCAGCCGGTGCGTGGGTCGATACGGTCGATGCCATTCAGCAAACGCTTCGCCAAATGCCCGTGGCTCAGCGGGTCCACGCCCTTCGGCGCGTACAGCTTTCGCTGCGTCTTCGTCCCGTCGAGGACGGCGCGGACCATGGGCGCTGAGAAGAGGATGGGGCGCTCCTTCATGTCTCCTCCAGGAGCAGGCCCATCAGGTGGTCGGGGAGGAAGGCGTAGGCGTGATCCGCGGCGTCGTGGCCCGTCACCTTGCACGAGGGCGTGTCGGTGCCGTGGACCTCCGACATGAGCGCGGCGTACTCGGCCTCGCTGAGCGGCACCTGGAGCACAACCTCGCACCGGTCGAAGGAGCCATCCGGGTGGTAGAGCCGTCGGAGGTGGAGCTCCACGAGCTCGACGTCGAGGGGGTCAGCCACGGGACACCTCCGGCATCTCCCGGACGCGCAGCGCCGGAGCCCACTCGCTCCAGTCGCCGCCCTTGCGGTCGCGGAGGTCGAGGCCGAAGTGCATCGTCTCGTCGCCCTCGTAGGGCAGCGCCCCGAGCTGCTTCACAAAGCACGCAACACCGGCGTCGCGACACTGCCGGATCACGCTGCGAGCCCACTCGACGTTGAACGGCCGCGCCCCCGGGCCGGACTCGCCGCCGACCACAAGCCAGTCGAGGCCCGGGTGCCGGCTCGGACTGTAGTCGTGGGGCGGCGGACAGCTCACGCCGCAGGTGCCTGCCACGGCGTCGATCACCATCCCGGGCGCGTACCGCAGGCGGGCGAAGTCGACCGGCCCCAGCGCTGGCTCGTAGCTCACCCAATGCAGCGCCGCGGGCGTGTCGAGCAGCAGCGGGATCCGCTCGTCGGCGGTCGCCTGGTCCTCGACGGAGCAGCCCAGCCAGACGTTGGGGAGGGGCCAGACGTCGAGGTCGTCGAGCACGGAGTAGCACGCACGGGTGTACGGTGAGTCGAAGTCGATCGGCTTCGACCCCGGGTGAATGTCGTTGTAGAAGCGACCCATGGCGTCGTGGACGATGGCGCTGACGTCGAGAACCGGGTCGCCATCGGCCCACCGGAACCACTCGGCCATCCGGGCCGGACGCTTCGTGAGCACCTGGAACGTGTGCTGCGGGCTCGCCGCCATCACGCCGAAGACGGCCGCGATCTGTTCGTTGCTCAGCCCCTCGTGGAAGAGGTCCGACATGCTGTTGACGAAGACCCGGCGCGGCTTCCGCCAGCGCAGCGGCTTGTCCAGCGCGCTCTGGACGAAGCGCACCTCACCGGTCCAACGCGGACCCTTCGGGCCCATCACGGTCAGCCCGCGGTGCTGCTCGGCCATGCCCCGGTGGGCGACGCGCTGGGCATAGCAATTTTCGCAGCCGGCGCTGACCCGAGAGCACCCGACCACGGGATTCCAAACTTCGTCCGTCCACTCGATCTTCGAGCTCATCGGTCGTCCTCGTCCG